GCCTGAGTTAACTGTTACTGGGCCAGCCGACATTGCGTTGGAACCTGCTGGGATTGTGTAGTCCGCAGACACGGTTGCTGAGTTCACGAACAAGCCGTTACCAGCAACCAACTCGCTTGACTGGAACTCGCCAGTGCTTGGCTTGTAGAGCAGTTTGGCGTTGCTGGTGTAAATCGTTGACGCTGTGCCAGTCGTTGCGGCGGCAAAAAGAGGATAGACATTTGTTGCAGTTGATGTGTCATTGCTCAATGCCGCGCCACCAACAGATGCCCATGCTGTGCCGTTGTAACCTTCAAACTCGCCAGTCGTGCTGTTGAAGCGCAAATAACCTGCCGCGCCTGTTGGACGCTGACCAGTTGTACCCACGGGAATCAAAATTGCGTCCGTACCCACCAAAGCGGTCGTGACAGCAGGTGTTGCTGTATTCACGCCAAAACGATTGTTGGATGAGTCCCAGAAGAGGCTTGCGGAGTTGCCGATGGCTGATGTACCAGCACCATACAAAATGCGCCCTGCGGTGATTGTGGTAAGTCCTGTGCCGCCGTTTCCAACCACTAGAGTGCCTGCCACAGTGATTGCGCCCGAAGTCGCAGTTGATGGGGTCAGACCTGTTGTACCAAACGAAATTGTGTTGACGACCGTGGTGGAGGCGTTACTCGCCAACAGCTTGACTGTGCCGCTGTCGTTGTAGTACAGCTTTCCGTCAACGATGTTGAGCGCCAGTTCGCCAGCCGCAAGGTTTGCCGCCAGAGGAACAGCAGAAGCCGTTGTACTTCTGTACAACTGAATTGGGGTGTAATTTGTTGCCGCCATTTTAGAAAGTTCCTCCAGAAATCCCGCCAGTTAGCACGCCTGTCGATGGATTGCAAGTTATTGATGAGTTTACCAATTGCCCAAGGTTTCCGCTAGTTGCGCTCACAAAAGTGAGGTAGTTCGTCGCGTTGGTTGAGTCCGCTGTCACCGCCGTGTTTACGGTGTTGGTCGCACCCAAGTTCGCCACAGTGGTGGTCGAAGCAACGGTGAATGGAGCAGTACCAGTTGCAACGGTCGAGGTGATGACCCCAGACGCTGAAATGGTCGTAAATGCGCCAGTTGTTGGGGTCGTTGCACCCACAGTACCGTTGATGTTGATTGAGGCGGTTCCAGTGAGGTTTGTGACCGTGCCACTGCTTGGTGTACCCAAAGCCCCACCGTTGACCACAACAGCGCCAGCAGAGCCTACATTGACCGCCAAAGCAGCCGCAACCCCAGTACCCAGCCCAGTGATGGAGCCAACTGCTGGAGTCACTGTGGTGTTGCCTGCCAGAGTCAATTGACCTTGTGCATTGACTGTAAAAGTTCCCACTTGGGTGGCAGAGCCATACGCGCCAGCGGAGACCGCAGTGTTGCTGATGCTGAACTGCGTCCCAGTCAGGGTCAGACCTGTGCCAGCAGAGTAGATTTGCGCTGAAGAGATTTGGACAAACGTAATTGCCGTCGTGCCAAAGGTAATCACGCCAACCGTGTTGCAGACGTAGGTCTCACCAGCGCCTGTGTTTCCAGACGTGATGAAGAAGGCATCGCCCTCACCCAAACTGTTAGGGCTTTTCAGTCCGTAAGTATCGGCATCAGAAGCACGAGTCAACACCCATGCTACTGAACCACTACCAACCGTCGTAACAACGTAAACACCGTTTTCGGCTTGATTGGTCTGGTTATAAATCAAGATGCGGTCATTGACCGAAGCAACCACGCCGTCAGGAGTGAACGCAACCAAAGTGCCTGCGTTGGTCAGCGTAGCGCCAACACCAGAAGCGCCGTTGTTGTAAGTCGCAACAAGATTGCCAGAAGGCACTTCGTACTTAACTGGTGCGTGGAATGTGATACCAGAAGACACCAAGGTGTCCACATACTGCTTGGTTGCCAAGTCAAGCGCCGCGACTGGGTTTTGAGTCACTGTTACGCTGGTCAATCCAGCAGGAGTCAGCGACGTGCCACCCAAAGCAATAGTCGTCGTTCCCAAAACAATGGTGTTGTTGGTCAGCGCATTGTTAGGGATGTTTGTGAAAGTGTTTGCAGAACCAGACATGGACTTGTTGGTCAAGGTCTGTGTAGCTGTCAAGGTCGCAACAGTGTCACCCGCCACGCTGGCGCTGGATGAGGCTGTCAGGGTCGTGAAAGCGCCAGAACTGGCAGTCGTTGCGCCAATTGAGGCGTTGTTGATGGTTCCGCCTGTGTACGCGCCACCTGTGATTGTTTTGCCTGTGAAGGTCAAAGCAGAAGGCAAAGACAAGGTAACAGTCGTTGTGCCTGTCGAGGTGATTTCGTTTGCCGTGCCGTTGATGGTGGTCACCGCGCCAATAGCTGTAGCGCTAATAGCCACGTTGGCGGCGGCAGTCAGTTGACCTTGAGCGTTGACAGTAAAAGTTCCAACCTGAGTTGAAGAGCCATAAGCGCCAGCAGTGACAGCGGTATCAGCAAGAGAAATTGTGCCAACACCAGTGATAGGGCCACCAGTCAAGCCTGTTCCAGTGTTGACAAGGGTAACGCCACCAGCCAGAGAAAACTGCCTCCATGCGCCCGTGGCATAGCCATAGTACGCACCATCAGTGGTGTCGTAGCGAATCATGCCCGAAACAGGGGAAGAGGGGCGTTGACCTGTAGTTCCGATGGGAACGGTGATTGCGCCAGTGCCGGGGAATATTGCGTCATCAGCAATTGAGAAAACTGGGTTGCCCACGCCATTGGTGTTCGTGATGCCAATCTGGTTCGCTGTACCCACCAATGTGGTGGAGGTGATTGAACCAGCGCTTGTCAGCACCATAAAGCCGTTGAAACTTGCGTTGGCAAGGTTTAGCACCTGACCAGTCAATCCGAGCGTTGGATTGCCTGCAATGCCGTCGCCGTTGGTAATGCCCAGCCCAGAGCCAGTGATAGCGATAGAACGGTTCACGAGGGTCGTAGCGTCGGTTTTAACCTGTATGCCAGCACTGGAGTTCACCAGAGACAACAAAGCGCCTGTGGTGCTGATATTGAAGAGTCCCTGCGCACCGCCATCGGTCAAAATCAGACCGTTGGTCGCGCCAACATAGCGGCTGTTGGGAAGTTGCGGAGTCTGAGTGACTGTCAGGTAGGTGTAGGGTTGCGACGGGGCGGCGGCAATCGCGCCCGTGGTCGTTTGCACCGTCACGCCATTTTGGACAATAGGAACTGACTCAGTGCCTGTGATAGCACCAGCCGCTGGGAGTTGAAGTATGGTGACTTGTGCTGACATTTATGTACTCGTATTGTCTGGAGGGTTCGGTGCAATCGTGTCCTTGTTCCCTGTGTTGGTCGGAGTTTGAGTATTTTGTTCGGTCGAAATCATGAACTGGCTTGAGCCATCCAAGTTCTGAGTTCCTGTCATCAGGAAGTTATCGTTAGCCGCAACACTCACATCAGGGCGTGCAAACCGAAGGTTAATCCTTTCGGTTTTCCGTGCCGCCAAACGGTAGGGGTCGAGCGTGTCCCAGCATCCGTCGCCACAGACGCGCAGACCGGGGGAGTTGCCATCAGGTCTCAAGTTCACATACGGCTTTTTCATCTTGCACCTATCGCATACCGCGATGGCAAGTGAAGTCAGTCCCGTTGTGTCCAAGAAAATGGGCATCGGTTACCTCGTGTACACAGAGATGTTAGGGGCGAAGTAAATCGGTGACTTGTCGCGCTCTTCCTGCTCGGCTTCGTACAGGTACTTCTCAGCCATCTTCTCCAGATAGCCAACCCTGTCCATAGGAACTTGCGGAAGTTCGAGGCTCATACGGTGAGCCAGCATGAAAATAACAGCCTCGTACCAGCGCTGAGGAATCTGCAATTCGTCAGTCAACGCGCCCACGTCCATGATTTGCGTGGAGTACCACACCGTCATCTGCACGAAGGCGTTGCTGGGGGTAGGCCAGAGGTAAATCGTAGGGTTCGGGATGGTGCGGTCAAACCAAAACTGGAAGGGCTGGTTTGCTGTGAAATTCTTGTTGGGCAGGTTGGTGTAGTCGTCGCGGTTCAGGCGAGACATCATCACCTCAGTGCTGTTGTTGCCGATGTACCACTCGCGTAGGGCTAAAGTAGTCCCGCCAGAGGCTTGAATGCGGTAAAAAGCGACGTTTTGACCGGGGTCTATATCTGTCCACACCCATGTGTTGTCGGTTACAGAGATGGCTCCAAGATTCTCCAAAGTGGAGTACGTCACCCCATCAGACGAGTATTGAAGCGAAATATTCCATGTGGCTGACCCACCACCAGCAACGTAAGGCAAAAAGCCGATAGAGCCTGCATAGATGGGGTTTGTCGTGCCGTAATTGACCGTGAAGTTCCCATTGGCAGAAGTCTGCTGGGTGTAGGTGTCAATGTTGTTGTCGTAGAGATTCTCAACTACACCGCCAGCGGAGGAGGTGTATGCGCCTGAAGGGCGGTTCATGGTGCGATACAGCACGTTGAGCGTGTCTACAGCCCCGTTAGGCAGGGTGTAGCGGTATTTGTCAGGGGTGAGTCCAATAACCTCTTTGCTGATGCACCAGTATTGGATACCACGGTTGATGAGGTTTGACAAAAGAAACCCAAGGGACTGACGTGCTGACAAAACCTGCTCAGAAGTCAGTTCTTCAGCCAACTTGCCACAACGACGAGCGCCGTGGTCAATCAACGTCTGTACGTTGTAAGTCTGTCCGTAGGTATCAGAATAAGCCATATCAACACTTCCAACGTGCAAGCGCCGCCGCTTTACGAGTCGGCTGACCCTTTTCATCCTTCATCGGCCCCTGCATACCGCTCATTCGAGCGCAGAAGGAGTCCTTGCGTGCGCCTCCCTGTGGCTGGGGTGCTTTTAGGTTTGAACCAGTCTCTCGATTGTACTTGTCGCGACCTTTTTGCGTAAGGCCTGCGCCCTTTGATACTGGCAATTTTTCGCCTCGACCAACAGAAAGATTTGGCCCACCTTCTTTAAATTTTTTGCCCTCATCAGCCCTAGAAAATTCTTTGCCGACTTTTTGAGGGATGCCAACTTTTTTGGCAAACGAAGGGTTGTGCGCAACCGCTTGCATCAATTTGTGCTGGGAAGATGATTTGCTTGGCATGGTTTACCAGCAAGACTTTGACATCTTGCCGCCAGTTTTCATTTTGGCTGTTTTAGCCGATTGAACAAAGTCGTCTTTAGTTGGCGCACCTTTGCTACCAACTTTTCGCATACGTTCAACAGGTTTTCCAGTAGCTTTTTCACGGGCTATCCTCTCACGTTTGGCATGGATATTGGCATACAAGCCGTTTGGTTTGTTTGCCATGATTTACCCACAGAAAATAGTCACTGCCGCACCAGCAGGCAATGTGACGTGAATGTCTGTGTTGAAGCGGATGCCGTTGCCGGGAATCAGCGTAGCAATCACCGCAGTGTTGACCGTGACGTTTACACGCAAACGCTCAGTACCTGATGCACCACCGTCACGAAAAACAATTTCCCCAGCAACGCCGCCAGAAGCAAGTTGATACCCAGCAAGATTTGTTGCGCCAGCGTAAATTGTTCCAGTTGCGTCATTGTGTTCCGAGAACACATTGGTTAATGTACTCATCTAATTCTCCAAAGAAAGCGGGGGCCGTAGCCCCCACTTGTTTTCAACAAGCGCGTCCGCCGCGTTTCTTTCCTGCTGGTGTAACAGTTACAGACTCTTTGGTCTTGGTCACGCTTTCAGGTTTACGGATGTCAGCCTTGGGCATGAAGTAATCCTTCGCCTTGCCAGCCAATTCCTTCACCATGCTCAAAGGATTGAGCGCCTCTTCCAACTCACGACTTGCTTTGTCGCTTGCAGATTTTGGGTCTACTTTGTTTTTGTCAAAGAAACTTTCGTCTGGAGTTGGAGAACCACCTTTCTGCATCTTCTGGTACTTGCTGTAAACCTCATTGGACTGAGCCTTGGCCTGCTTCATAGCAGTCTTGTTCTCAGCCGCAAAGTTCTTCATCAAGCGACCTTCAGCGGGAGTGACTTTGCCACCCTTTTTGAAAGTGCCAGACAATTGATTGATGCTTACTGGGGTGGAAGGCTTTTTAGCGCCTTGGGGCATCGCGACGGGACGACCTGAATTAACAGTACCCCCCGCCGCGTAGGCTTTTTTTGAGGTTTTGCCTCCAGCTTTGAAGCCGCCAGCATTGCCAAGGGCAACGCCACCAGTCTTGTAGCCGCCGCCGTTACCCATCTTCACATCACCAGTTTTGCCACTGGACTTGCCAGTGTACTCAGCAGTGTGCATCAAGGTATCGCGGTATTTGCCGCCTTGGTTTTCGGTGTTGATGATGCCGTTACCAGCCACGCCGCCTTTAGCCATCTTGACGTCGCCGCCCTTCTTGTAGCCACCAGCGTTGCCAAGGGCAACACCACCAGTTTTCAAGCCTTTGTGACCCTTGCTGGCAGGCTTGGACTCGTGAGACTTCAGTTCTTTCTCAAGACCCTTCATCTTCGACATCTCAGCCATGTGAGTCTTTTTGGACTCGCCGCCTTCTTTCATTGGAGGCATAGCCATAGCAGGCTTCTTGGGCATCATTGCCTTGCGACGTGAAGCCATAGAGGGCTTGCCCGGTGCGCGAACAGGAGCGTTAACAGCAGGACGACCAATCAAAGCAGGCGTACCAGCGAGGGCATCCATAGCGCCTCCGCCCATAGCCATTTTCTTGTGACCAGACTCAGCTTTGCCACCTTTTTTCATGTTGACGTGACCGCCTTTTTTGAGTTTTAACTCAACTGTAGGCTCCGTGGTCATCATCTTGACCATTGGTTTGAATTGACCCATGACTGCTCTCCTTTAGGCTTGGTTTACGCCGAGAGCGCCAACGCGAGTAGCGTTAGGGCCAACAGCGATTGCAGGCAACAAAATTCCCATCACGGTGCGAACGATACCGTTCGACGCAGTAGCAGGGGTGTATGTACCGCGAACGTCACCAGTGGTGGTCGTAGCAGTATTAGTGTCAGCCGCCACAAACGTACCAGCGTCTTGCGCCAATGTGTTGTTGGACTTCACGCTTGCCACATAAGCCACGTTGGCTACGCGAACTGGGATACCCAACACGTTGGTTGTGCCAACAGTCAAAGCAGTACCAGTAGCGCCACTCACGCTCACAGAAGTGATGAGGTAGAAGGCTTTCAAACCATTCACAGCAGTGCTTACAGCGGCGCTAGAAGTGATTGCTTCGCTCATTGCTTGACCGTAAAAGTCAAAACCAGACACGGTAACAGTCACAGGAGCCACGCCCAAGGTGTAGGTCAAACCTGTTGGTGTGCCTGCGGTGGTTACAACTGCCGCGCCTGCTGTAGTAGTCAGGGTTGCAGAAGTGGCTGTCACAGCGGTCAGGACGTAGGTCGTTGGGTCTGTGTAGCCAGTGATAGTACCTGTGCCACCCAAAGTGCCAGAGATAGTCAAACGCTGACCAGTTACCAAACCAGACTGTGAAGTGAAAGTGATTTGACCACCAGTGCCTGCAATCACGACGCTTGACAAAGTTGCAACAGCGGCGGTTGCAGTTGTCACGCGAACACCGCGAGGCATATCAAGTGCCAAAGCAGAAACATCAGAGGCTGTAGTGATTGACTTCACAGAAGTGCCAGCAGTCAGCGTCAATGCGCCAGCGGCGGCAGGAGTTTGCGAAGCGGCAATGTTGTTTGCCACAGCGGCTTGAGGAGTCACGTCCCAAACGTAGATGCGACCCAAGGGGCCAACACCGATGCTCATGGGAGCGGGATTGTCGAAAGGCTCTAAGTCATGCAATGTCAACGCAGTACCGTTTGCAATGTTGATTGCTTGGTTCAGCGTGTAAGTGCCAGCGCCACCAGAACCAGTGCCAAGGGCAGTGATGTAAGTGCCGTCGGTCACGCTAGTGCCGTCAACGTACATACCAACCACGATTGGAGCGCCAAAGCCCACAGAGGTGATTGTCAGAGTTGTGGAAGAAGAGCCACCAGTACCACCAATTGCGGTAGTGCTGTAGTTGCGAAGACCCGTACCCATAGAGGTTTGAGCCGAGCCTAAAAATAGGTCATCAGAATATTGAGGCATTTTGTCTGCTCCTTGAAAAGTTTGACAAATACAGATTAACAAAAAAAGGGGCTGGGTTTTAGCCCAACCCCCCTGTGGCGTGGTTTAAACGCCCGGTGTGCCGTACATGGCACGCCAGTCGGTGAAGCCAACTTGGTAACGCTCGGTAGCCTTGTAGCGCATGGAGTCGGTTTCAAAATCACCTTCCATAGTCTTTTCCAGCTTACGACGCATCAACAACTTCATACCTTCTGGAGCATCTGTCTGCACCCACCAAGCGGTAGATGAAGTCAAACGAGACAGAACAGCCGCGCCTTCGTCAAGCAAGCCAATAGACTTGATTGGGTTGACGTCGTTGTTGCCTGTACCTGCACGCAGGACAGACTTCAACAGAACTTCGGCTTGGAACACGTTGCCCGGTGCGACCACCAGTTGACGTGGAACCAAACGGATTTTCTTGCCGTTGTTGTCCACAGCTTGGCGAATTTGAATCAGCATCTGTTCGAGAGATGTCTGGCTCAAGTTTGCGGCGGTAGCCAACAGGTTGGAAGCAGTACCGTTAACGATAGGGTGAGCGTTGGAGTTCAATTGAACGCCATCACCACCGGGGTACGCGCTGTTAAACGCACGGTTCAACACGTTTGCACTCAATGTCTCTTTGGTCTCAATCAAAGACTGAGCCAAGTGACGAGCGTAAACCTGACCGATACGGATATGGTCGCCGTCTTCAACCAACACTTTGGTCAATGCGAAGGCGAGGCCATACACGTTGTACACATAGCGTTGCAAGAAGAGAACACCACCCTGCTGATACGAAACAGGAGTTCCGTCAGGCAGTTGAGGTGCGGCTCCAAATCCATAAAGGACTGGTTCTTCGTGGTAGTTACGGGGGATACCTTCTTGTTCACGGAAAACTCGTGACCATTCATCGGTACGTTGGTCATAGACTCCATCGAAGCATTCATTGAGAATTGGCTCAACGATACTTCTAAAGTCCGTACTGCGCATTGGAGCGGCCATTTTTTAGTCCCCCTTAAATTGCATTGATGGTGGCAACATACTGGCTACGGCTCACTTGAACCTGAACCACGGTGTATGCGTCACCCCATGCGTTGTCAACACCGGGAGTCAAGTTGATGATTCGCAAATCACCTACGTTACCCGAACCCACCAAACTCGTAGAGATGGTGCATTGAGACAAACCAGTGGTGGTTGAACCAGCACTAATGTTTGTGAAGTTCGCTTGGTCACCAATAGAGGTTTGAGCCAAAGAACCATCTGCCTGAATGTCGTAAACGATGTTAGGGTCAGAATAGTAGTAAGTCACTTCAGAACCAGTTTGGTATGCAGTGTTTGCAATCCATTGGTTGCTGACAATACGACGACCAGTGAGGTCGGTGTACTCGTGACCCGCGAATGCACCTTGGAAGGCGCTACCAGCAGTTGCGGCAATGATGTTACCGCTTGTGTTCAGGGCTACAGGTTGGCCTTTCAAAATGCCAGTGTTGTAGGCTGAAGCAATACCGTTAGGGAGAGCAACCGCTCTGTCCAAACCCGTAGGATGGAAAGAAGGACGCAGACCAAACGGAGCATTAGTTGAAGACATAGTCTTACTCCTTAATGTTCAGTTAAACACCCTACCCAGCAAAATGCGGAGCAGGAATCGGTTTGTCAATGTCATTAAGCCCTTCGCCTTCAATCTGACCGAGGCTTCTGCCCCGACTATCGCGTCCCACGTTTTGCTCTGCTTGAAGGCGAATTTTGTTCGCTTCTTCCA